CGTAACCACGCAACGCTCATATTTAAACGTGACGGAAAAGAACGAAACCCTATTCATGCTTTGTATGGCCCGGGCTATCCCAATTTATTCAAAGATGACGACATTAGAGGGGATCTCCAACGCAAAGCTGAAGAGCGTTTTGAAAAGAACTTTTCCCACCATGCCCAAGCACTCATAAACGGGATTATCGGCTGATGTTTAAAGATTTACTCGACCACGTTGAACAGTTTGTTTCCGAAGCTGTGACAGACCTTGCAATGGAGCAAAAAGGTTCTGACACACTCGGCGCTGTGAAGGTTTTTAAAAGCGCTGTGCCGAAAGATCCTGACGCAGAAAAGACTTTCCCCTGCGTCGTGGTGCGGTGGATCAGCGGCGAAGATGATGAGGAAGGCTATTGCACAGAGCATGTTGATCTACTCTGTGGCGTGTATTCGCGCGAGGGTTTTGCTCATGCAGAAGACTGGATTGCAGTTGTAACCGGCAGGCTTCGCCGCAAGCTTTCCACCATGAACCATTTAGGCAGCTGGGAACTTGTTCGGCCTGTGAAGTTTGCCAAGCCGGAACCGGAAGAACAACACAAGCATATGCATATGGGTGTTGTGCGTACCACATGGCAAGGCCAATATCTTTCAACCAATCATACAGGAGATTTGTAGATGGCTACAGAAACACCAACCACCGACACACAAGAGACCGTTATCTATTTAGGCGCTTCTCTTAACGGAGATCGCCACGTTGGGCATGGCAGCGTTTTTATTGGTGGCAAGCTGCCTGACCATTTGGCGCAGGCCATAAACGTAGATGCAAACTTGGCAGCGCTTTTTGTGCCTCTTTCCAAAGCCGGTGCAGCAAAGCGTGATCTTGAAAATCCTACAACTGCAATTGCCAAAGCTTTTGCCGCAACACAGGGGTAACGTATGTCCGGTTATTACCACAGAGTTCATACACGCGAAGTGCCTACCGCTATTGTGCCTCCGCGTCGCATCAGTGCCAGTATCCCTGTTGTTGTGGGTACTGCGCCAGTGCATCTACTTTCGGAAGGACAGCACAAGCCTATTAATGAGCCTGTACTTTGCTACACGTTTAAAGAATTTGTTGAACAGCTGGGCTTTACTGATGAAGCAGATGCCAACAGCATGTTTAAATATACGCTGTGTGAATTTGCTGACGTGTTCTTTGGCAAATGCAATGTAGCGCCAATTGTAGTTATCAACGTATTTGATCCAGCTACCCATAAAACTGGTGAAGCAGCCGACGTTACCAAAGTTACTGCCGCAGATATTGTGGGCGGCTACGATGCAGACGCCGGCACATATACCGGCTTAGAACTTGTTTCAAAAGTATTCCCCAAATTCCGAGTTGTACCAGGGCAAATTCTTGCACCAGGCTTTTCTCATGATCCTGCTGTTGGTGTAGTTATGGACACCAAGGCAAGTACCATTAACGGTATTTTCTCCTGCCTTGCCCTGACCGATATTCCCGACGCTACCTGCACCAAGTACACAGACGTACCAAGCTGGAAAGAAACCAATAACTACACAGGCAAGCACACTGTATGCTGCTGGCCTAAAGTTACACTAGGTAAACATGTGTACAACATGTCCACATACCTTGCCGGACTTATTGCCCAGACTGATGCCGATTATGAAGGCATCCCATACGTTTCTCCATCCAACCGCCGCATGCCAATTAGCGGCGCTGTAGCAAACGGCAAACCCGTACACCTTGAATTGCCACAGGCTGAATATCTTAACGGGCAAGGCGTTGTTACAGCGCTGAACTTTGACGGTGGCTGGAAAGCTTTCGGCAACCGTACTGCCTGTTACCCATCCAACACGGACCCGAAAGACGCATTTATTTCTGTGCGCCGCTTCTTCAGCTGGCACGCCAATACCTTTGTGCTCACGTACTTCCAGAAACTGGATGGTCCCACCACACGCCGATTTATTGAAACCATCGTAGACAGTGAAAACATTCGCCTGAATGGATTCAAACAAATGGAAATTATCCTCGGTGGCGAGATCTTCTTTTATCAGGAAGAAAACCCAACCACTGATTTGATCGATGGCGTTGTGCGCTTCCATACCAAGATGACACCGCCGGTTCCTGCGCGTGAGATCGTGAACATTCTGGAATTCGACGTAACCAATTTCCAGAACCTTTTCGGGAGTAACTAATGAGTAAGCAACCAGAAAAGATTATCTCGTTTGATGTGTACTCCGGTTCCGAACTCTTTATGGGCGTTGCAGATGCAGAGCTGCCTAGTATTGAGTTTATGTCTGAAACGCTTTCCGGTGCCGGCATAGCCGGTGAACTGGATTCGCCAACGATCGGACACACCAGCAACATGAGCGTGAAAATTAAGTTTCGCACTGCAACAAAACATGCGTTGGAACTTAGTGCGCCGAAACGTCATGAGCTTACCTTCCGCGCGTCTACTCAAGCACGCGCTATCTCCAATGGTGCAGCGCTGACCACCTTCCCGCAAAAGGTAATGGTGGCCGGCACGCCAAAATCTGTAGGGCTTGGCAAATATGAGTCTGGAAAAATGCAGGATGTACCTGTGGAATTGGCCTGCGATTATCTGAAAATGTGGCTCGATAACAAGCCTGTTGTAGAGATCGACAAGTTCAACATGATCCACAAGGTAGGCGAAACAGACTACTTGCAGCAGGTTCGCAAAGATCTTGGCCGCGAAGGTTAATCTACCCCCCATCTTTTACCCTAGAGAGGAAACACTCATGTCTGAACCTACTGTGAATGAAATTACTTTGATTAAGCCCATCACTGTTGACGGTGAAACTATTTCCACCGTGACCATGCGCGAGGCCATTGTTAGCGACCACCTTGAAGCTGCGGATATGGCAGGCCCCAACGCTAGTAATGCCCGTTATGAAGCATGCCTGCTGTCGCAGCTGACCGACATTCCCTTTGGCGTGTTCGTCAAAATGCCAGAAGCCAACTACTTCAAGCTCATGCAGGAATACCAAGATATGGGAAAGTCTCAATCAGCGCCGATGATCTTCGACGCGCCTGTCTCGTCTTCTGCAAGCAATCCGGACAACGATTAACAGACGTTTTGCAGATGCCGCTTGGTAAACTGGATAACTGGTTACGCGCATTACGAAAGAGGTAAACATGGCAATTAAACAAGTTGGTTTTAATTTTGTTATCGGCTCTTCGCTGAATAGCAACTTTACGGCAAATATGAACCGCACAGAACGCGGACTCAGCCGTATTGGTGAAGCTGTTACCAGCTTGAATAAAATGCCGGCGTTACGTCTGGGAAATGATCTTGCGCGCCAGAGTGGGCGCATTAGCGAGTACCGTACTCAGCTACAAAAAGCACAAGCAGAACTTGTGCAGTTGAACTTGCAGGGTAAAGAAGCCGGAGAAGTTTCCGGCTTACTTGCCCGCAAGATTGAACGCACAGAAGCAACCATTGCCAAAGTAACAAATGCAATGGAGCGCGAAGGCCGCAGCTATGCTCGCAATGTTGTTAAAGCAAAACAGCATGCAGGTTCCATTGCTGCCATGCGCAAAGAATATGGTGGATTAAACACTGCACTTGCGCAGGCAAAACAAAGACAAGATGCCTACGCCGCAAGCATGGCAAAGTCTCAAAAGTATGCAGAGCAGCGCAAAAACCTTAAAGGGCAAATTGTCGGAACAGCTGCAATGGCTGGTGCTGCTGCGGCTCCCCTTGTTCTTGGTGAACAGGTAGCACAGGCAAAGTTTCGTTTAAGTACTGCCATCAACAGCGACAACAAAAACGCAGCAATGGTTGATGCGGGTAAGCAGGCGCGGGAATTATCTCGCGAAGGTTTGGCTTCTCTTACAGAAGCGTATGACATTCAATATGCCCTTAACTCTGCGGGACTTGATGCAGCTGCCGCACGTGCCGGCTCTTCCATTGTTGCCAAGGTTTCAAAGGTAACAAACGGACAAGCAGAATCCGTGGGTGAAGTGCTTGCAACCACATACAACAACTTGGGCAGTTCTCTTGCCGGAACAAACGAAGAAAAGTTTGCCCGCATCGGTGATCTGCTTACAAAGACGCAGCTTAAATTTCAGATTAAAGACTTCGGGCAGCTTGGCGAGTCCATGAAAGAAGGTTCTGCCGGACTTGCGAACTACAATGTAAATCTTGAACAAGGCGTTACCTTACTGGGCGTACTTAACTCCGCAGGTCTTGGTGGCAGCAAAGCTGGTACGGGCATGAATGCGGTTCTGCGTCAGTTAGGAAAAGCGCAAAAAGAATGGAACATTGATTTAGTGCGCGGCGCTAACGGGCAGCTTGATATGGTCGCCACGTTGCAGCAGGTGAATGCTGCGCTCGACGGTATGGGGCAAGATGAACGTGCACAGGCCATTCAAAACGTGTTCGGTGACGAAGGCTCAAAAGCTATTGTGCCGATGCTGAAAAATCTTGATTCGCTCTCTGCCACTGTCAAAGACGTTAGCGAAGGTGCCCGTGGCGTTGTTGATTCCAACATTGCCAACTACCTCAAAACCGCCACACCTAATGCCGCCAAGGTTACAAACAGCCTTACTGATCTTGCGGGTGTTATCTCCTCTGCCGTTGCTCCAGAACTAAACATGATGCTTGATTCCTTTGCCAGTGGCGTAAACGTACTGGCTGATTTTGCACGTGAACACACAGGCGTAACGAAAACAGTTACCGGCCTTGTGGGTGGCCTTATTGCCCTAAAAACTGCGGCTCTTGGACTTGGAATTTTCCGCACCATTATGGGGCAAGGTTTCGAGTTTTTGAAACGAGGCAAGTTGCAGAAAGGATTTAGCGGCCCCGTTCCCGTTACGGTTACAAACTCCGGTTCGCTGGGTGATTCCGACTCCGGCGGGTTTGGTATGGACAGCGATAGCAAAAAGAAAAAGTCCCGCAAACGTAGCGATAAAAGCCGCAGAAGCAAATTTTCACGCAGGCTTGGAAGATCCAAAGCCGGACGCATATTCGGCAAGCTTTCCAATGGGCGTATTGGCAACATATTTAGCAAATTAGCGAACAGTAAAGCCGGCAACATGATGGGCAATCTTGTGAACAGCAAGGCTGGAAAATTCCTCGGTAAAGGCTTTCGTCCTCTCAGTATGATTATGGGCGCAGGCTCTCTTGTTAATTCCCTTTCATCCGGTGAAAAAGTTGGCGAAACCGTTGGCAGTATGGCGGGTGGTACTGGCGGCAGCATGGCTGGTTCTGCCATTGGCGCTGCTATCGGGTCGTTTATTCTTCCCGGCATTGGTACAGCGATTGGTGGCATGCTTGGCGGTTTGGGCGGCGGCATGCTGGGGGACTGGCTTGGCGGTGCAGCTGGTAAACAGTTTGATGGCATAGAGCAGGCCGCAGAGTCTGCGGATAAAGTTCTAGCACCTGCCAATGAAACTAAAGTGGAAATGTCCGTCACGTACAACATTCCCGCAGGATTAACCGAAGCAGAAAGAAACCGGTTTATGGCTCAAAAAGATAAAGAACTGGTCAACACTATGACCGACCAAGTTAACAAAATGCACCATGAACAACGGAGACGCGCCCTTGACTAGCTACATTGCTCAGACGGGTGAAACCTTCGATGCGATCGCCCGTAATTTGTGGAACGATGAACGACTGTTCCAGCGGCTTGTTGATGCAAACCCGCAGTATCGAACTGTTGTATTTTTTGCCGGTGGTGAAACGCTCAACGTGCCAAATCTGCCAGCAGCAACAACGACTATCAAAGCGCCCTGGGAATAACCATGCATACCAGAAACGCCTATTTCGACATAACCATACGCGGCAAGAATGTTTCCACGCAGCTTGCGCCGTACATTACGTCCGTTACGTGGTCGGATGCTGCTAACTCTACCGAGGCGGACAGTTTGGACATTGAACTGGATAACCGAGACGGTCTTTTCTCCGGAGCATGGCAGCCCACTAAAGGCGATAAGCTGACGGCGAAACTCATTACTGAACACTGGCACAGTGAACATGAACGGCTTGTAGTTAACTGTGGCGTATTTGAAATAGACGAAACAGCCTACAAGTTCGGCGGCGCTGGTGACTCCATCACGCTTAAAGCTATTTCCGCAATGGTTAAAGGCGCGATCCGCCGCGAGAAGAAAAGCCGCGCATGGGAGAACACCACCTTTTCTGCCATAGCAAACAAGATTGCTACCCAGCACGGTTTCGGCTGCGTGTTCACTGGTGATGATGTGCAGTTTACCCGCATTGAGCAAAAGTCTGAAAGCGACATTGCCTTTATCCGCCGCCTTGCCAAAGAACATGGCCACGCATTGAAGCTGGCAGACGGCAAAGTAATTTTGATGGACGAAGCCAAGCAAGACAAAAAACCAAGCGCGGGAACCATAAACAAAAACATGGTGCTCTCTGTTGAGATTACGGACAAAAGTACGGACATCTATTCAGCCTGCGAGATTCAATACCATGACGCTGCCACGAACGAGACGCGCAAATATCTATGCAAACCGGAAGGCGTTCCCACCTCTGGCCAGACTCTCAAAATCAAAACGCGAGTTGAATCACTGGACGCCGCCCGCAAAAAAGCAACCGCAGCTTTACGCAGGAAAAACAAGTTTGAAACAAGCGGCACCATCTCTTGTATGGGCAACCCGCATTTTATTGCAGGCTCTGTCTGCACGCTAGGTGGTTTCGGAGTTTTGAACGGCTTGTACGCTATTGAGAAATCCACGCATACAACGGGTGAAGGTGGCTATACCGTGTCTCTCTCTATCCGCAGGACGGTGAATTACTAATGCAAGACTACACCCACGACATTGGCGCACTGGCTGCGGTGCTTGGTAACTTATTTCAGATCGGCAAGGTGACGTCTGTTAGCGATGCAGCCGGAACCTGCCGCGTTGTAATGCCAGATGCAGACAACATGGAAAGTTTTGACCTGCGCGTACTGCAAGCCAAAACCCACAAGGACAAGCAATACATTATGCCGGATGTTGGTGAAATGGTGCTGTGTGCCTTTCTTCCATCCGGTAACGAGCAAGGCTTTGTGCTAGGTGCCTACTATTCTGAAACAGACCCCGTGCCTGTTACTACTCGCGACAAGTGGCATGCACGATTTAAAGACGGTGCAACCATTGAGTACGACCGGAATACGCACGTTCTTTCCGCAGTTATTCCCGGTGATGCCACCATAGAAACAACTGGCAACATTTCCGCAATAGCTGACGGAACGATTACCGGAACTTCTAAGAAGTCAATTACGCTCAATGCTCCGATTATTACGCTTAACGGCAAGACTTTTATCAACGGCGCACTCTCTCAAGGTGGCGGCTCCAATGGTGGCGATGCTTCATTTAAAGGCAAGCTGCACACCACAGACGATATTTCAACCGATGCAGATGTAGTGGCAAACGTATCACTCAACGGCCACAAGCACACATGCCCGCATGGTGGCGACACAGGAGCACCGCATGACTAGCTTGCTGAAAACTATCAGTAACGAACTGTTTGCAAACGGGCGCGCCGCAGAAGGCATTCCTAAAGTTGCACGAGAGATTGCAGAACAAGCAGGCACCACGCTCGAGCACGAAGGACTTACACTTGTTACGCGCCAGATGGAACGCGAGCATTCAGCCCTTACGCGTGATCTTTACGAAGCAACAGGAAACGCAACAGCCGGCGGAACACCTGACCAAGTTGCAAACAGCTTTTTGCATGGACGGTTCGTAAAAATTCCCGTGGATGGCTGGAGCGTAGCAAACGACAATGGACTCCGTTCCAAGCTTGTAGATACCGCACTGGATGGCATAAAGGACAAGAAACCCGTGCCGCAGATTACTGAGAATATGCAACAGGTACACACAGAAACCGTTGCTATGCCAGCGCCACAAGTTGCGCCTGTAACAACGCAGCCCGTGCCTACGTCGCAAAGCATGACAACTACACAGGCCGTACCGCCGCAGAGTCCTATAGGATCTTTCGGGACAATCGCGTTTCAGGTTTCTCGCGAAAACACCATAACGCCGGAAAAGTTTAACGTGTCACGTCCTGCCCGTTTTGCAGAACACACCATTCTGCACGCTGCGCCCAAAGGCCAGCACCTTGGCATTGGCCTGCGTGACATTTCAATCACTATCAAGTTGATGCATCCATTCTGCAAAAAGCCAGCTGCACGCATAGCAGAGCTGGAAGCCATGCAGGAAAGTGAACAGGCATACCCGCTGGTATTAGGTGGGCGCAACTACGGCAATTACGCCCTGTTAAATCTTGATGTGACCGTGAACACGTTTGGATACGGCGGCGCGATTCAGTCCGCAGAAGTTCAACTGAAGCTGAAGGAATATTTTTAAATGTACACCGTAGATACCACCACCGAATGGCGCCAGCAGTATGGGGCAACGAGTATTACAGCAATTCTGCAAAATGTTCGGAACATACTTTCCACCACGCGCGGCACTGTACCGCTGGATAGAACCTTTGGTATTAGGCAAACGTTTTTAGATAAGCCGCAAGCAGAGGCCATGGCGCTGTTTACGGGCGAAGTAATCGCAGAGGTTGAGAAGCAGGAACCCCGTGTGCGTGTGCTGCGTGTTGAGTTTGCCCCTCGCACCAGTGAAGCCGCTGACGGGCGGCTGTACCCCGTTGTTACGCTTGAAATTAAGGAGGCAACATGAGTCTTCCCGCTCTTACATTTGTAGATAACGACCCTGCAAAGATTGAATCGCGCATGATTGCGAACTTCGAAGCGATTACAGGTACAAAACTTTACCCGGGTGCGCCTGAACGTCTGTTGTTGGAAAGTACAGCAATGGAGTTCGCGCTGATCCGCAGTGAGTTTGACCATAGCGCAAAGCAGAATTTAGCCACCTATGCAGAAGATGAGCACCTTGATCACGTAAGCGCGTTTGTTTCTACCAAGCGCCTCGATGCGGCGTATGCTTCAGGTCCTTTTGAATTTACGGCAGAAGCAGAACACACAGGCATTGTTGTTCCCAAGGGTTCGCAGATTACACCTGATGGCAAGCTTATGTTTGCCACAACTGAAGATGCAGGACTTGTTGCTGGCAAAACAACAGTAACGGTAAAAGCTGCATGTGAAACAGCCGGCAGCATTGCCAACGGCTTTGCAGCTGGACAGATCAATAAGCTTGTGAAGCCGATTGCGGGCATTGTTTCTGTACAAAACACCGCCACAAGCATGGGCGGTGCAAACGTGGAAAGTAACGACCACTTGCGAGAACGCGCCCTCAAAGCGCCGCGTGGGTTTAGTACAGCCGGCCCCGTTGGTGCGTATGGCTGGTGGGCCATGTCTGCACATCAGGAAGTTGCACACGCCGTTTCAGTCTCTCCGCAGCCGTGTGAAATTGAAGTGTATGTACTTATGGAAAAAGGCCGCATTCCCACCACTGAGGAGCTGGCACAGGTTGCCGCTGTTCTTTCTCCGGACAAAGTGCGCCCGCAAGGTGACAGAGTGCAGGTTCTCGCGCCCGCACAGATTGAATATACGCTAAATATTACATGGTATGCGCCATCTGTGCCGCAGCAAGCAGCACTTGCCGCAGAAGTTGAACACATTGTTGCAGAGTTCACCCAATGGCAGCGCCTGCGCCTTGGACGTGACATTAACCCTTCCGAACTAATTCACCGTTTACGCAGTGCCGGCGTTCAGAATGTGAATGTAGCTTTGCCAGCGTATGCCGCTGTTGCATCCACGCAAGTAGCAGTCTGCACCGAAACCACAATCAACTTTGGTGGAGTGCAAGCCTAATGACCACACTTACGGAACTTCATTTTGCAGATCTGCTTCCGGATTCCATCAAGGATGATGCAACCACCAAGGCGCTGGCAGAAGTAATTGATATAGAATTTTCGCTGCTGCTTGCCACAATGAATGTGCCGCAGTTCTTATTGCGTGTTGATGACATGGTGGAGCCGGAACTTTCCATACTAGCGCGTGAATTGTGCGCGCCGTTCTGGGAGCCGGCTTTCAGTGTGGAACGCAAACGCGAAGTCATTAAAAAGTCCCTTATCTGGAACATGACACGCGGCACCAGCTGGTGTGTACGTGATGCACTGGAAACGGTGTACGGCAACGCAACACTAGAGGAATGGCACGAAGACGGCGGCACACGCGGCACCTTTAAAGTGCGTGTGGATAACGATGATCCAGTAACAAAAGATTCATTCGGCAAACTCACACGCATACTGACCGAAACTAAACGACAGAGCCAGCACCTAGACGCGCTTGTCATACCCCGCAGTGCAGAAAGCAGCCTTGTTGTTGGCGGTATGTGTGAGGTTGCACAGCCTATTATCGGCGTAATGCAGCATCATGCATCCGGTAGCGGGCAATGCGGCAGTGTTGGTGTGGCGTTTTTTCTCCCAAGCATCTTGTGCAACTCTCAACTGTAAAAAGGAACACCCATGGCAACATTTATCAACGTCCGAACTACTGAGGTAGGACAGACGTTACTTGCACAAGTTCACGCAGGTAGCGAAGAATTGACCATTACCGGTATTGCATTTGGCAGTGGCGCATGGACAGACGAAGAATACGCCGAAAGAAACTTAACAGCGCTCAACAACGAAGTAATGCGCGTTGCCCCAAGTGGCGGTAGGCAGTCCGGCGGTGCAGCAGACATTACTTGTGTACTTACAAACGTAACGCTTGATGAAGGCTTTGCCCTTACTGAGCTGGGTGTGATTGCAGAAAAAAAAGACGGCTCTGAAGTGCTTTACATGGCAGATTGCGTGCCGCCTGTTAAATCTACATGGATCAGCGCTAAGGATGAATACCGCATTGAAATTCCCGTTACGCTGCGCATTAAGTGTTCCAGTAATTCTACGGTAGAGATCCGCGTTGAAAGCACTGTGCCTGTAACAAATGAAGACTTGGAAAACCACAACACAGCGCCGAACGCGCATCACGATATTCGCGAACTGTTGCGGACTCATACCCATACGTGGAGTGTTATTACCGGCAAGCCTTCTGTTTTTCCACCAGCTGGGCATACGCACACCCCTAATCAGGTAGGTTTAGGCAATTTACCTAACGCGAAAAGTGACAGCGTAACGTCTACCAGTAGCAACAGCCTTGCCACAAGTAAGGCTGTGAAAATTGCGTATGACAAAGGAAAGCAGGCTCTTGATCTCGCGGGTCAAAAGGCAGCATCCAATCACCACCATAATAGCGTGTATGCCACCAAAACACATACGCATACGCCTGCACATGTGGGGCTTGGTGAACTACCTAACGCGAAGAGCCACAGTGTCAGTTCAAGCCGTAATGATGTACTGGCTACAAGCTTAGCCGCAAAGACTGCATACGATAGAGGAACACAGGCATTAAATGCCGCAAATACCAAAGCTGCATCGAATCACAATCACGATTCACGTTATTACACAGAAAGCGAAGTCAGATCGCGTATTGCAGACTCTAAAATTCATGGTGGCATTGAATTATTTAGTGGTTCTGTAAACAGCTCCGGACGGCCTATAGATGAAAAAACGGGACAACCCGATTTGCGATACGGCGTATGTGATGGTCGCACATATGCTTCTCCAGATGGCAGGAATGTAAGTACACCCAATATGAGAGACCGATTTACCGTTGGTGCAGGCGGAAAATATTCCGTTGGAAGCAAAGGTGGTGCTGAAAAGGTTTCTCCAACCGTAAGCACGACTGCGTCACATGACCACCTAATCGCATATGAGACTGGTAATGATCTGTCGGGTTCCACTTATCACAACTTCAACAGCCGCAATACTGGCGATCCCGATGATGGAACGGCTCACACTGGTGGTTCTCAGGCGCATGAAAACCGGCCGCCATACATCGGCGTGTTTTACATTAAATATCTATAGGAGAAGTTATGCACGTAACAGTTATTGCACCAGATAAAGTAGTTCTAGTTGATGGCAGCGCTCTAAAACTACCTAACTTTGATTTTGATGAAACTCTTCACGCTATCCAGTTTGATGGGCAGGAGGG